CTACGTCTTTACTGCCTTTGATGTATACCTTATTGTCTTTGGTAATCAGAATGTAGCGGTCGTTCTTTGTTATCTCTATTGTATCACCGTTTTCCGTCATCTCTATACTGCTACCGCTGGCGTGGCGTATATGTATTCGTCTATGCTCTGCGGTATCATCAAACTCCATTACGTGACCATTTTCTGTTTCATACACTTTGTTATATGGATAAACGGCATTGTAAGCAATCTCTGGTTGTGACCAAGTGTTATTTACGCCAACAATATTAGTTAATCTATCGGCTTTTCTTGTAGTCAGTGACGCCGCCTCTTTGTCTGTATTATGTACGGCTAAACGATTGGTGTCCACTTCGTTGATATTTCTTGGATAATTGCCATTGGGATCATAAAAGCCCTTGGAAGTATTTGCCAATTCAATACTATAACCAGGCATACTACCTATCACCATTGGCTGCTGTGCCATTTCAGCATCTCTAAAATAACCAAACACCCAACTGCCTTCTAATAAAGCCGCCGGCGAACTACCAATGCCACTTATACCAGCACTGGTCACTGGCAATATCACTTGTGCCCACGGTAAATCAATTGTTGGCAATTTAATCTTATCGTCTGTATGAAAGCCAACGGCACGTACACGAACTCTGCCTAAGTATTCAGGATCATTTCTATCTTCTACAACGCCAACAAACCACACAAAGCCGTTGCGCCCCATAAAATTTTTATCTATAGCCATTGTTTTTTCTCCTTAGGTGCCTTCTTTTAATACACACAGAATACGTCATTTTCGTCTATTTATCGCTGGCATACGCAAATCACTATTCTATACATAATCATACGCTAGCCCGACTTTAGCCTTGTATTCCTTTAAAAAATCTCATACAATGGCTTTCAAATTCTTCGTTAAGTCTTTCTTCTTCAGTTTTAACTATTGTTGCCATTGATATACTGGCTGTTGTACATTTACCACAACATTTGTCTGTACCACAGTGTGGATGAGATAGTTTATCATACGTTTGTTGAATATTACTTGATGTTTCTTCAGTTTCTTTCATTGTCTGTTATTCCTCATTGTTTTTATCGTTAGTGGCGTTTAGTCCTTGTCTAAATCGCTCTTGTCTATCTAAAGCGTTCTGCTCTCGTTCAAACTGTTCTCTGGCTTGTATATAGGCAGTATCGGTCATATCTTTTTGATAGCCAGTGAGTATATATCCTATCACGCCAGCGATGGTAATTATCAGTATCGGTAGTGTAAATATTGTTTCTAACATATCGGGCGGATTCTCTATATACTTCCTTGTAGTTGGTCAGCAGAGTCGGTCACAAAGCGTTTATCTAAGTTGTATATATTATTGACTAAATTAGAATATTCTTTATTTTCGACTGTAAAACTTCTACTTTCAGCTGGTAATTCAGTTACGGTACTGTCTTTAGCGCATTTTAAGACCATCATATATTTGCCTTCTTCTTTGTCCACTGTATGTAAAATAGACATTACCAAGTATCGTCCAGAATAGTAAGGATTAGATGATTTAGTGGTATTTAAAATAGGTCGTTGTAATGGTAAATCAAAGTTAATAATGTCACCAGCTCGCAATAGACTATTACCTGGTACAACTAACGACACATTGACGTTTAAGAGAGATAAACGTTGGCTTAAACGACTTTGTATTGTGTCTTTGAGTGGCGGAAACTCGTAATCATTGTGTATCTTTTGATTGTCACAATACATCATTAGTTTTGCCATATAGTTTTCCGATATAGGTCTGCGTGTGTCTTCGTAACCAGACAAAGGTAATATGGATTTAAATGAACTTTTGTCGTTATTGTCTGTTTCTAAATGATAGGATTTTTTAAATTCATCATTGTAATCAAAGTTATGTTCTTGTACTTGTTTATAAAAACTATCGTGTGTAATCAGTTTCGAAGCAAACATACCTTCGTACATATTAAATAAGAAATTGGCTGGTCGAAAAAACTCATACGACTGTACACTTTCCATATCTTTAATGACGTTTTTTAATTTTGTACCCTTACCATTTGGCTTGTTTTCAGAAGCACCTGTGACTTGATAGACATAGTTAAAGGTACTTGGTCTTGGCTTTGAACCGTCAATGGCAAGTAAAGACTCAATACTACGAAAGTGAAAACCATCTACGTTTTCGTAAAACAAATAACCACCAGTGTGATACTTTTGAGAAATTGCCATACTAGACATCATTTCTATCGTACCAAATGGTTTACTGTTTGGTGGCACAATCTTTGTATTAGTACGTGTTGGCTCGTAATAAAAAGGTTTTGTACTGTTTAGATAATCTCTATTGCGTAGTAAGGTTTCAACACCAAACTCAATAGGTCCAGAAAATGCTTGACTTACACGATTAAAAGTGTTATAATAGTCTTCACTAGATCCAAAATAGATAGAATATTGTGAGGCATTAGGATTATTACTATCCACTTTAACTTTTTCTATCTTATATACTTGAAACGGATGACCTTCTCCTCGTACAGCATTCACACCGAATAAACCTGGCGTACTAAATTTTAATTCTAACTTCTCTAATCCTGTGATCGGCAACATTGTACGGATGTCTTGTGCGTCATACACAATTACTTGTCCAGTCATTGTTTTTGTAAAGATGTCTTCGGTAAGTGTAACGAGTTGCGTAATAGATTTAATGTCAACTTCAAATTGTGAACCTGATTCATCATCACGTCTATAGGATATTAGATTACAAACTTCTAAATTAAAATCGCCTGCTTGATCTAATAGATTTTTGTCAAAATTCTCATTCATTTTATTTTCTTATGGTTTTTATAAATTCAGTTTCAAATGATTGACAATAACTTTTCTTTAACAATTTAATTTGTCTTTTTTGATCTTGTAATCGTCTTTCATATTCATAATTTGATACAGACAAAGCACCTGGTTCTGTACTGTTTACTTCTATAAAGTGGTCATAGTCGTTAGGTCCATTACCTGATTGTGAACCACTTGATTGTATTTTTTCATAATGATGTATGCCATAAGGATTTGCGTATTTGTTTGTTACATATTCTTCAAATGCCTGGTCACTTAGCGGCCAATCATAATATCTATCTTTGATATTATTTAATAAAAGTATTTGATAGTAATATGACTGCGTACCATATTGTTTAAAAGAAATATCTTCAGGTTTTTCACCACTGACAACATCATACTTGTCAAAAATAGCAACATTATTTAATATACCCTCTCGTACTTTTACTCGTCTGATAATATCTGTCACAAGTTTAAATGATTTTGTATTATCAATATCGTATAACAGTTTAGGAAAATATGAAAAATATAATGACATTAATATCCTTTGGCAATTTGTTGTTTTGTAAGAAATGATGTTTCAACAAATTTTAATGTAGCAGAAATACTTACAGGAGGCGCACCTGATACATTTTCAATAGATTGAAAACTATCAAAATCAAATGTACTCCACTGTCCTTCAGGTCCGTATTTTATAGATAGGTCTTGTAATGTACATCTACTTATTTTGTTTAAGAAATCGTTTTGTAATCCTTTGTAATAATAAAATATTTCAAACTCGGATGGTACTTTAAAGAAACGACCACTAAATCCTGCGCCACCTTCTAATGAGGGTGCCATATGATATTTAAATAGCCATAATATATTATGTACTTCTCTACTTTCTTGTTGATTTTTAGGATAAAAATCAAATGTGTAACTAAATGATCTAAAATCAGGTGATGTATAAAACTGTTCTTCTTGTGGGTTTATAGCAAGACCTAATGCTTTTGTTGATACTTTAAAAGGATCACCTAATCCTTCTACGTTACTTAAAGCATCACTTAGCATTGAAAATCCTTTTTGAGCTACACTTGCCGCTGCTCCAAAAGCAACTTCTTTCATTTTTTCTAAACCAGATGTATTTTTTCTAAATGTTGCTAATGCTTCACCTGTTAGACCTGTACCATCTCCATTTTCATATTTTTGAGAATATGATACATTAATATCAGGTGGCATATACAAAGTGATCGCACCTGTTGTTACAGTGTGAGTATTTACTTTTGAAAAAACTGAATTGCCTGTATCTACACTTGTGGTATCTAATGAGGTTTCATTTTGTTTTTTAATATCATTAATAATTGTTTTACCTGTTGTTCTATCAATTGTTTCAGTAGTAGGAGTTAATCCTACTTTACCAGCAAATTGTCTATCAGCATCTACATTTGATGAGTTTGCTGAAAGCATATAAAACACGATAAAATGTCCTAGTTCATTTGAACCTACATCTAATGGATATTTAAGAGAAGTAAAACTAAATGGATCACCTGTGTTAGTGCCACTAGCATTTAACTTATCACCACTAACAACTTTACTAGCAAATTGTCCTGAAGTCAAAGGTGAGTCTATTCTTACGTTTTCTCTAAAAGCTGTGTATTTTACGTCTGCCATAATACCTGTCTAAATATGTTTACTAATATTTATATGAATTATGGCAAAGTCTTACAAAGGAATATATAGACCGACATACCCCAAAAAGTACGTAGGTGACCCAAATAGAATAGTGTATCGTTCATTATTAGAGCGTAGATTTATGCTTTATTGTGATAGAACCGAAGACATTGTAAATTGGGCAAGTGAAGAAATATCTATTCCTTACATCTCACCTATCGACAAAAAACTACACCGATATTATCCAGACTTTATTGTAAAGACATCTAAAGGTAAAAAACTTATTATTGAGATTAAACCTTATCGTCAAGTATCGCAACCAAAAGCACCTAAACGTAAAACAAAATCTTATCTACGTGAACAGTTAGAATATATTAAAAATAATGCTAAATGGAAGGCAGCCAAAGCATTTTGTGAAGATAAAGGTTTTGAATTTAAAATACTTACTGAAAAAGAATTAGGTATATACTAGAGGTCGAGGTGTCTTCTATCTTTATATGGGTCTTGTACCGTATCCAAAGCGGCAGTATTATTTGTTGTATTACTACTTGTTGTATTTGAATTTACAGGTGAATTATTTACAACTGTAACATTTCCTGTCGGACCATCAAAATCTTCTAACTCTCTTTTGGGTGTGTCATTAGGTTGTATTTTATCAGATGACATTGGTGAAACTTTTTTAAGATAATTTCTTACTTCAGGTTTCATAGAGTTCATCATAGCATCTTCACCTGAACCTATCATACCTTGATAAGCACTATATTCTGATTCAGTTAAAAATCTGCCTTGAGCAAAACCACCTTTTAATCCTCCGTCTTCACTTAAATTAGCTTTCATTTTTGCTATTTGTTCTGGATCAGCTTCATTACCTGTTGCCATACGATATTGTTCTGCTAATTGTCTGTCAATATTATTTTTAATAGATGATTTACTTGATGATTCTTTTTTATCTTTTTTACCAAAACCAAAAAAGTTTTTTACTTTACTCATCATACTTTCTTTGTTTTTGTTATCAGCATCTATATCCCGATTTAATAAGTCATCAGGCGACATTAATTCACTATCTTGTAAACTTTTTTCTACATTTGAAGGTCTTTTTGATTGACCAGTAGCATC